TATGTCGTTTCCAAATCGATAACTGTTGTGCTTACAATCCCGCCTGCTTTGATCTTGTGGAAAGTGCCCGCCGTCCAGTTGGCGGGACTATTGGTCAAGTACAGATAACAGCCCTCTGCTGGGCTAGCAGTCAGCCCATGAGCTAAGCTGGAAGTGATCCTAACCGTGCCCGCGTTGTTGGCTGCAGTCCATGTTATGCCTGTGTTTGGCCAAATCACTTTACGCTGCAAACCGACTAACCGGTCATACAATTGCGCGCCGCCCAGCGCTTTTATATCCGTACCATCAGAATACATAGCCGCCGGGGAGCCGTTCACCCCGGAAGGATTGGCGTTAACCACTACCATACCGGACAACGCCGACGCACCAGCCGCCGTCATTGCCGTGGTGTTGGCATAGGTCAATGGGTCAGATATAACAACGCCTGACGAATCCGTTATTTTACCGGTCGTAGGGTTGTATAACATATTGGCGCCGGGTTGAAAGAGTACCGCTATTTCTTCATTACTGGCAGGTACCGCAGCGCCGGATAACCACACTACAGTTATATTGTAGTAAGATGAAGCTACTAAAACCGGGGCCGCCGATACGCGCAATCTTATGACCGTGGCGCCCGCGTTAGCATTTGACACTATGGTTATAATGTCATTGACCACCAACGATGCTATATCTCCTGAACGGTCGCCAGCATCGTTATCGGTCTTGCTTATGCGTAATATAGTTACGTTAGTGGTTAAAGGGGCAGTCGCGCTATTGAACCGTATTTTACCCGTAGTGGGGTCGGCGTTCCCGGTAGATGAGCCGAACATATATTGCAGGCCCGCCTTATCACCCTGAACACCCGCTGGCCCCGCCGCACCGGTTGGCCCGGTTGCGCCCGTAGGCCCTGTGGCGCCCGCAGTCCCCTGTATTCCTTGCGCCCCTTGCGCCCCGGTCGGCCCTTGCGCCCCGGTCGGCCCTGTGGCCCCGGTCGGCCCGGTTGCGCCCTGCAAACCCTGCGGCCCTGTGGCACCCTGTGGCCCAGCGGGGCCTTGAGGCCCGTCGGCGCCGGTTGCCCCGGTTGGCCCGGTCGCCCCGGTTGCGCCGATAAGCGAGACACCTGCGGGCCATGCGCCTAACGCTTTCGGCCCGAAGAATTTAGTTGTCACGGTGTTAATAGCGTAATCGCCGTTATTACCGTCTGTTGCTATGGGGTCCACTGACAGCGCCAAGATGGTATTGACCGCGCCGCCGGGGTCGCCTTTGTACTTAACGAATAGCCCCGTGAAATCACCCACCACAGGCGTAGAAATCTGTGTAGCTGAAACCTTGAATGCTACGTAAGACAGGGACGAATTGGGAGTGAGAGAGAAATTGGTGCCCGACGAATCGCTAGCGTAAGCGGTGTAAACGTAATTATTAGCACCGACTACAGTTTGTACTAAGGATTTATACTGGTATAGGTTATCTAACCAAGACATTTAACGCCCCCTTTAGTATGTATAAGATGCGGCGTTGTCGGCGGTAAAAACGAAATCATCGCACGCCCTGCCTACTACTAACGGAGCGCCGTTAGTCGACACTAGCCCCGCTACCGCTTGTGCGAATTTTAAAGTGCCATCAGCGTTAGTTATCCGGTAGCACTGCCATCCGGATTGCGAGGTGCCGCGATAAGGTATGAGTGATCTACTCACGTAGGTAAACGACGGATTAGTGGACTTGTCCATTATTGTCGTAACCGGGTGATCTGTTACGAATATGACCTTCTCATCAGGGTTAATTGACGCCATTTGCTTACCTCCTTAGTTAATCGTTTAATCGTGAGCCTATGTAACCGCCGGTAACGGGTAATGCTCTTTGTGCTACAGGTCGAAGCGCTTGCCCGAGTAATGGCGAGATGCCGTTTTGCTGTACCGCGCCGTACATACCCGCAGCAGCAACTGATGGTCGCGACAAGTACAATCTAGCCACTAACCCGAAAGGTAATTTTGCTAGGCTCTCTAAGCTCAAGTTAGACATTGATCGAGTAGCCGTGCCGGAATCCCCCACTATGGGCTTGAACGCCTCCGCAAAACGCGCCGCATTGTACAGATCGGATTGATTTTTGTTGAACACATAACCGGCCTTGTCCTTGCTGGCCAATGTCCTCGCAAGACCGTTCTTTAGCACGTCACCGCTGGAGCTGTTGACAACGCCTGACCCACTGGTAAGCATCATCAGGTTACGATACTCGTTGCGTGCGGCGTTGAACTGTTTGAGCGTATCCCCTGTCAGCCCTTTTTTCAAATGTTCATCGACAACATCTTTCAGTTTAGCGAGCGCTATACCCATATCGCGATCCCCGCCCTGACCGGTCATGTTTTTATACGAAGCACGGCTCAATTTACTAGCCATTTGCTGCAATTGTTTCCCGGTAGCAGAGCCTGACTGAACCAATTCTGTGAAGTTCTTAACCAGCGGGTTATCCATAAAGCTGACGTTAGCCGGTAAAACACCCTCTAGGTCTTTGTTTATACGGTCTATTTTATTCATAACGAAAGGTGTGTTTATTCCGCGCGGCTTATTGTCCGCTACCATTCTGTAAATGCCCGCAATACGCGTCTTCGCTGCTTCCAGTACGGGGGCGCTTACATCGTCAGCCGTCTCACCTATGGATTTAGCGGCTATCTTATTGAGTACACCAGCATTGTGGCGCTTGATATCTTCAAATGCGCCAGACGTAAACGGGTTACTTTCCAACGCGGCTTCGAACTTTTGCAAAGACTTTGATCCAGCCGCTTGGCCGGGTGTCGCTTGGAAGCCCATTTCCTGAGCGCGATTAAGCACAGCTTGCTCTTGCGGTTTTAACCCCGCCGTCTGTTCTACTCTACCTAACGCAAGTTGGTTAGCCGCGTTACCTTGACCGCGTAAAGCGCCAATAACTTTATCCCCGACATACTTACCCGCAGCGCCGCCCACCGCACCTAACGCCATGTTTTCAGCGCGTGATTCATTCTCACCTGTCGGTTTCAGAGCGCCTAGAGCCGCACCCGTAGTAGTAGCGCCTAGATACGTGTTAACGCCGGGTATTAACGACAGCGGAAGCGCTGCGGTAATATTACCTATAATATCGCCCGTAAGCCCCGCTTTGGTAGACCGTAAGCCTTCCATCGCTTGCTTATGCTGCGCTATCTCTTCCGGCGTTGCTTTGCCTAGCATCTGCTTGGCACCTAGATAAAGCCCGGTCATACCGCCGCCGATACCGGCCAATAGATTCTGCCCTATAGACTGCTTTTGCGCTGTCTCCTTGTAAGGGTCGACAGGCGCCGCCTTGAATTGACTTTGAAAGTGGGCTAGCGCTTGCTGTTCCGTAGCGCCTTCCGGCGCTGTTATCTCGTAGCGCTTACCATCTGGCGCGGTTATCTCGAATCTTGGCATTAATCAAGCCTCCTGATAGAGAATCCATCGGTTTGAGGCGCAGCCGGTTGCAACGGCTGTTGTTGAACCTGCTGACCGGCGCGTAATTTGGCGCGGTTTATGCCGTTTCGCAATATGCCTTGGAACTCTCTCGATGCTTTTATGAATTCTTCCTCAGAGTTAGCTTTTTCCATTCTGGAAATAGCTTGCGTAGCTTTTTCACCCTCGATCTGAGTAATCTGGCCACCGCCTTTAAGCGATTCGAAAGCCTCCAAGAATTGCTTGCCCTTCAATTGGTTAAGCGCTATATCAAAACTGGCCGAGTCAGTGCCGGGGTACAGCGAAAGCGCTTTACCGACGGGAGCGCTTTTACCCACCGATATTTTAAAACCGGGGTGCGCTAAGAGGTCATCGACCAGTTTGCTAGTAGTCTCCGCTTGCATGACGGCGTTCGGCAAATCCTGCGCTGCTTTGGCCTGGTTCACAGCAGTTTCTTTAGCGCCGGATATCATAGCCTGTTTCTGGGCTTGGAATGCTGGGTCAAGTTCCTGCTGCGCTCTCAGTAAGTTAAGCTGCGCTGCTTGTTGTGCTAGTCCGTGGGACTGCTGGAATTGTCTTTCGCTTTGTGCCAGTCTCGCACCCTCACCAGGGGACATACCCACACCGAGAGCGCCGCGAGCCTGTCCTGTGTAAGGGTCTAGTAGGCCGATTTGGGACCCTTGGTTAACCTGCATCAGCCGCGCCGCTGGTGAGATGCCTGTTGACTCGGTTTCCCCGGAATCGAATATGTTATGTACTACAGGCCGCCCGCTAGAATCATAACCGTCTTTAGTCATCTTAACTTTAGGCGCGATCTTTATGCCGTACTCAACGAGGGCCGGAACACCGCTACTGATAAGAGCGTTGCTCATTTCCTTGCGGCTTCCGCCGCCTTGGAACTTGCCGAGTACTTGCCGCATTGCCTCCTGATCAGCTAACCGGCGCTTAAGTTCATCCTGTTTCATCTGCGCTTCGGCTTCCTGCATCTGCATAGCCTGCTGCCGCAACTGCATATTCTGCCCTTGCATGTAGCCCTGCTGCATGCCCTGCAAGCCGTTGCCCATAGCCTCACCGAAACTTATAGGCCGTGGACTAGCGCCCGACGATTGTAGTAACCCTTGCGCCATACCCATGAGCGCTTGGTTATTTGGGTCGAAGAACTGGCTCATGCCGCCCGAACCGGGTGCAAAACCTTTACCGCTCATTAGAATAATCCTCCTAGAAGACCGAGGCCGCCGCCAATAGCCGCACCCACAGGACCGCCTACCATGGCGCCCATACCGGCGCCACTAAGAGCACCCCCGAAGGCGCCCGCGCCTACGTTTCTATAATTCGTCTGGGATTGCGTGCCGCCCATTGACGCCCCAGGCTGTACGATCCCTGAGTAATTCGCTAACTGGTTCCAGTTGTAGCTGTTCGGTGCTTGCAGCGCGTCCATATACCGCCCGAAATTATTATCCTGCATATTTTGTACGGTTCCCAAGGCGCCCAACCCTTGCAACCTGTTTTGCAGATTCTGCGAATTCATTTGCATTTGTTGCGCGTTGTTCTGCAGCCCTAGGTTCGCGTTGAACTGATTATTCTGCAGATTATTTGAGGCGTTGAACTGATCGCCGGAAAACTGGCGATTAGCGTTTTGCTGCGCGTTTTGAAAAGCTTGATCGTTCAGCGCGTTCGCCGTGCCGTACATGCGCTGTTGCGCGTTCTCGTAAGCCCCGCCATACAGGTTAGTAAGAGCGGGTGCTAGGTCTTGGTTAAGCCTAGAGGCTGCCAAACCTTCCGCTATCCCTTGCCGCGAGCCGCCGTACTGCCCAGCTGCTAACGCTTCAGAGCGTAGGCCCGGCATTACTTGCTCATTAAGATTGCGCGTAAGTTGATTGGTTATCGCGCTTGCTTGCTGATTGAGGTACGGGTTGTCCGGTCTACCAGAAAGCATACGTGACATAGCGCCAGTAGGATCGAGCACACCCTGACTTTGCCTAGCTTGTACCAAGCTTGTCTGAGGGGCGGTTATGTCCTTGTACGTTGAATTAGCTACCGGATTGAATTTGGTGTCAAACGCCCCGCGCATTACATCGCCCGCGCCTGCTTGCGCGAATTGCATACTTGGGTCAAGGGCGCGATCTTTCACATACTGCGAATACAGGTCGACACCTTGCTGCATCTGTGGTGTGAATTGACTTTGATTGTACAGAGTATTCGCCGCAGGAAGGATACCGGTTATGCCCTTGGCGGCATCGCCTGTGAGATAAGGGATAGCATCTTTCCAAGGTGTGGAGGTAGATACTGTTGGTTTCGCTTTCTTACTCATCGGCTAACACCTCAAAAGTGTAATTTTCATACTTTCTACGATAACCAAGCCTATCGTAGAACTTTTTACCTATGCCGCGCCGTGAGCCGGTATCAATCCAGTCGATACCATTTTCGCGCGAATATTTTACCATAGCTTCATGCAGCGTGTCACCCCATTCAGCCATATTTTCACCGCCGACTAGGAATATATTCAACGCTTTACCCAGCGGATATTGTATTTGTTCGGTAACAATGGCGCTTACCACGGTTCCTGACTCGACTATTACCCAGCTTTGTGAGCGTTCTGCCACTAGATCGAGTAATACATAATCGATAGGGAAGCGCTTATCCATGCCGAACTTCTCTAGGGCTGATTGCAGGAATTGCCGCATGTAGGGCCAGTATTCCGGCAATAATTCCTTGTTTATTTTGAATACCTCTACCATTTTGACCACGTCCCGCCGTTATAGCCGTAGAACCCGGCACCACTTCCGGGGTTCCAGCTTGTGCCGTCAGCTAGTCTGAAATCGCCGTCTCGCGGCTTACTAGGAGCCACATAGGTCTTGTCTATGTGCCCCGCCGCCAATATGTCCAGCGCGTTGCGTATCTTGTTCAATTCCTCGCCGATAAACCCCGGCAGGGCGCTAATGTCTGCTGGTACTATGCCCGGAACGTACATATAAGAAACTCCTGTAATCTTTGTCACCAGTGACGCTACTGACTGTGCTACTGATACCACTACGCCGGCCAGTGTGAAAGCCATCGCTTCATCATGCCTAACCGCTTGCGCTGCTGCCGCCGTTATGTCCGCTAATGTTGCTGCTAGCGATTGCGCCCTTCTAACTACCTGCGCCGCCGCTACAGTGACGCCGTCTAACTGCGCCGTTAGCGCTTGCCCGTGTTGTAGCGTCTCACTTACCGCTGCTGAAACACTATCTAACGCAAACGCTAACCCCTGGCTATGCTGCAGCGCACCGTTCAGGCTTACTGTAACGCCGTCTAACGTTACCGCCAGCGATTGCGTTTTATTGGGGCCGCTGCTACCAGCTGCAAGTAGCAGGCTCATTTCGCTAGTACTCCGTTACTTCAGCCCACACAACAGTGACGCTCAAACCCCATGTCATTGAAGCAGGCCATACTGTAGCACCGTTCTTTATTACCAGCCCTTCATTCTGCGCCAGCACAACAGGATGTATGCTCATGTCCGCGTCAATATCCATCATGTCTATTTTGTCAACTAGTTGGAGGCGATGGGAGGCCGTTATGGCGCCCGTTCCTATACCTATAAATACGTTACCGATAGCCTGCGAATCAAGCGTTTTAGTGCCGGCGCCAAGAGCCGCTGTCGTAGCGCAACGCGCTTCACCCAATAGTGTAGTGCCCATGTTTGTACGGGTTTTCGCGTTGTTCCCTGTTATGGTCGCTGTGGTGCCGCCCGTGCCCGCTGCTGACCAGCTTCTTGCAATGACGAGGTCCAAATTAACAAGCCCCGCCGCTGTCGCTGCAACGTTAGCCCCTGCGCTGATTAGGACTTTTTGGACAACACACCGTCTTGACGTGTCCGTCCATCTGAATTGAAAAAGCTCACCGTTAGCCGCCAGCGCTGCTGCTATTGTGCCGCTGGTCATGCCTATCCGGTAATGCCCTAGCGATCCGTGGTCAAGCGGTCTACCTGTCACACGGCTCGCTCTGTGCGTCGCTTCTACTTCAGCTACTACACCACTAAAACCTTGCTTTTGAATCGCCATTTATCCCGTTCCTCCTATACCCAAACCCATGAAACCGACCACGTACCGTATATACTAGAGTTATTACCGGTATTCACTCCATAGATGGTAAACCCGGTACCGTTTACTATATTCCCCGCAATAACTTTTATTGTTTCTACTACGTGTTCGTCAGCACTATGATCCGCCGTCGCAGTAGGAACCAGCCAAGCCTCAACAAATGACGACGTGGTGATACCTGTTTGCCCCGTTACCGCCACTGAAGTATCTGACGACCCGGGGAACGCGCCAAAATCTAATGTGGCGTTGCCTGTAGCCATTACGGATTGCCCTCTGTTATAGTCGCTGAGGACGTTGTTATAACGTCGTTGACCGCTATAGTAGTATTCGTTATCACTATATTCGTTCCACTGGTGCCCACGGTTAAACCCTCGATGACCATTGTTGTTCCATCAGTCTTAAAAAGCCGCGCTATGGCTGCCGTGCCTGCTGCAACCGCCGTAGCATTTCCCACAGCGTTGAACGTTAATACCCCGCCCGATACCGTCCCGAGCGTAGCTGCGCAGGTAGAAGTATACAGCAGCGTGCCGTAAGCCGCTGTGTACACTGACAATTTAGCCGTCGCCCCCGCTTCCGTCACTATAGCTGTGGCGCGCGCGTTTCGTAGCGTAGTGTTTAAAGTTATGGCCATCTGTTACCAATCCCCTATCGTTTCGACTTCGATATCATACGAATCCATCCGCCACGTATAGGCCGATCCAGTCTCTACTTTAAAGCTGATGTATCGACCCGCCACTAAGCAATTATTTCTTACAGTGCTTCCTATAGTGTGCGTCATGCTTGTGTAGACCGGTTCGGACCACGGGTCATCCTGCGAACCGATTTTTAGTGTAACCGTTTCGCCGTTATTCCCGACGATCCGCGGTCTAACACTTTTGACCAGTTTGATCTTGTCAGGCGAGCCGAACGACAGGCCGCGCCTCTCCACATACGCTGAAGGAGCCGCGCCGTCAAAACTACTAGCGCCATCGAACAAATAAAGCTTAGTATCATGGCCAGCCAAAAGGCAGCGTGAAGTGTTCGGAGCATTATCCCCTCCGTTCCAAAGGGTTAAGTCACTCGACCACGGGTCGGGGTCAGCCGCCCATGTACCGTTCAGGGAGTCGTCAACCTGACCAAAATTAGCATGGTGTACACTCGGTAGTGTGCGTTTACTCACAGTCTTGTCGACGTAGTTGTAAACAATCGCTGTGCCCGGTATCGTTTGCCCTATTGACGCGAAACAGATGTACACCTCGTTGAAAAACGGGTTTTTGAACACAAACGATTGGTACGCTTGGTCGACATCCATGTTCTTGAACAGCCAGCGTCGAGTCATTTTGTCCAGAATGGAACGCGCTTGCATACCGTCATGAATTACAATGTCATTTGTGGTTAATACCACATGGAAACCGTCTACTTCAACTATGCAATTGCGGTTCATCGCACCCGAGGTGCCCATTACCTTACTGTTTCGGTGTACAAACGCCCCGCCGGTAAAATCCATTCGCCACACTGAGTTTTCTTTATATATCATCAGTGAGTCACGCAGCGCTAAACCATCAATTATTTGATCATAGCCGTCAGCAAGGTCGAATTCACCGGCGTCTTTTGTCGGATCGGTTTGATCCCAAGAGGATGGAACCGATCCCGGGTCGGCGGGGTGTGACCACTTGACCATGTATGGGTAATTCGTGCCTGATTTAGTAACGTTCAGCGCGACCAAAAAATTCTTGTACGTGCGCATCGATTTGCAATACGTATTCGCCGGCCAATTGCTAAGAGCCGTAAAATTATTGGCGGTATTTAAATCCCATTGCTGAGGCGGGTCGGTCGTATTACCTGCGTTCATTATAGGAATTCCGCCCAGTATGGTAGATGTCCAACTATTAGCCGTAGCCGAGTAATCCACGTCTACACTAGCCGTTTGACGCGTCAAATTGGTGTGAACGGGCGAGCCTGCTGTTATCGTCACCGCGTATATTTTGGCTAACGAAGCGTACAACCAATACCGCGCGCCGGATATGATCACTGGCACAACGTGGTATGGTACTACAGACGGCGTGCCGTAGACCTGGCTGTGGCCTAGAAACTGGTTAACATACCCGTCTAGAAAGCGTATATTCGATGCGTCTGTCCAAGCGTTGATAGGAAGTTCATGATTCGATAAATCCTGAATCACTCCTACCGAGCCGCAATTAGGCACGCTGACTATCGCCATTATTTACCGCCTTTCTCCAATGCTGCTATACGCGCCTCATGGTCTCTGATGATGTCGTCAAGGGTCTTTGGTTTCGGCTTAGACGCCTCGCGCTCACCTTCTGCCCAATCGGCACGAACTTGATCTTCTTCGGCCTTTGACATCACAACGTTGCCTTCTTTAGTGGCTTTGTATAAAACCATTATGCGCCCCTTATTCCGAACAGTTTGAACTCACCTGCTACTATGTTGCCCGTACTAGCCAGGAATCTAACCCCGGTTACCGCTCCATTCCCTGAGTTATCCGTTCCATGCCCTATAACAAGGCCGGGGTTTCCTGTGTTGTTCACTTTAAACATCATTTCCCATTGAAATCGTTTACGTATATTCGTATTCGCCGGATCAGACACGTACATTCGCCCACTGATCAGCCTGGCGGTATCGGAGCCGTCTATATTAGCCGTTAACAGCATGCTTGAAGAACCCGTTGCGCCGTTCGTAGTCGTAGGTGTGCCTTCGTATAGCGTTGTAAAATACTGATAATCAGCCGCGCCCGAATGGTACGAACCCGCTATTTTCGCGCGCGCTAATAAGCTCAAGTTGGTCGTTGATAGCTTTACGTTTTCGAACACTATTACATATGAAATGTAAGTGCTATTCAGTGTAGTCTCTATATCTACCGTCGCCGAATTGCTAGCCGTCACAGTTGAAAGGTAAACCCAGCCGGGCGTCATCAGCAGCGTATTGCGGTCTTCCACGGTTATGCTGCGGTTCTGGCCGCCGGTTACCCCGGATAACACTAGATTGGCTTTTTTGGTATTATCGCTCGAATCTTGAAATACCGGTACTGTGAGAGTCTTATTGCTAAGCGATTGCGTTTCCGTCGTGCCGACAAGGGAGCCGCCGGTCGAAAGAGTTACCACGGCGGGATTTATCGTATTATCCCAATTAGCGTTCGAGCCATCGGTCGACAGTAGGTAGTCCGCTTTTAGCGTTTGCCCTGGAAGAGAAGCGTTTAGCGCCGCCGTCACGACGAATTCAGTGGTCGCGATCTTAGTGCTGTTGTCCCCTATCCCTGGCGTGGGTGCGGTCGGTGCGCCGGTTAATGACGGGCTGGCTAATGGCGCTTTAGCGTCTAGTTGAGTCTGAATCGCGCTTGTGACTCCGTCAACGTAATTAAGTTCCGTGTGTGTGGGCGTCACAGCGCCCGATATATTCGGGAACGTGGCTTTAATAGTCGCTTTCAATAAACGTAAATGGTCATCGCCCGCGTTCTTAGGGTCATTGCTTACCGGGTTCGTGGAAACCAGGTCGCTGATATAAGTTCCTGTTTCTAAAGCCATTTACATATCACCTACTAAAATATTTATTCTTGCGGGCGCCATTAGCGGCGCTTCTACCGTTAAAACCGCCTGCGATTTATTGGCAAACTCGACACTAGCGCACTCGTCCAACGCCTGCTGGAAAAGTGCTTCGTATTTATTGGCGTTATCGTTATCTTGTGCGTACAACGAGACCTCACGCAACGCGCCGTACAAATACACCGCAGGGTAATTAGTCAATACCTGATTGGTCGAGGTTGACGCTAAGTTGTAGCCTTTCCTGTACCGAAAGTCAAAGGTGTGCGCTTCGTTACACTCGTACTCGAACGCAATATTCGAGCCGTCTATCGTGTAGTAACTAGGCTGCCCCTGTGTAGCTGGGTTAACTGGCAGGCTTTCAGGCGTGACGTAAATAATCTCGGTTCTCGCGCCGTAGGTTGTCAGCCAGAGTGCTAACGTACTCAAGAACTGGCTAGGTAGCGCTATGTACCTGCTGCCCTGAGTAGCTGTTAGCTGTATCTCGGCCTCACTTTCGCGAGAAAATAGACGGTTATTTATCCGTTTTTCGGCTAACGTAACAGCATCTGCTGTAAATGCCGTTGATCTGTGGTGAACAGACTCAACTGAAGCAAGCAGTTCAGTGTAATTAGTCAGCGCCATTTATCTTCTTACGACGTGAACGCATAACAGGCTGCTCTACCGGGTCAGTGTCAAGCGGGTGCACTTCTACAATATTACTGTCAATATAAGGCTTAGGCGGGTTCGCGATATCTGTGAAATTATCCACGATGCGCCCTCCTTCAGCTAGCAACCCCTCTATCAAGTCGTTATCACTCGTGATGATCACGCCTCTTTCTTTAGAATATATACGCATAAATACGCCTCAAAAAAGAGACCCCCCGAAGGGGGTCAAGGGAGCATTACGAGGTTGCAAACGGATCAGCCAAAGTACCGGAGCCAACATAACCACCGGTTACGGCCCACTGTGTAGCACTAATAGCCGTGAACTTCAGGCGTGTACCAACTAGGCCGCCCGTAGTAGAACCGGCCATACTGACGGATACATGGGTGGTACCATTGGCTTGGAATACGTCACCAGAATCAGCAACGGTCAACGAGCCGCCCATGACAGAACCTAGCAGGAACACTGTACCCGCGTTAGTGATCACTTTATATGCGTTGGAGGTTACCGCTACCGTAGCGAGAAACTCGAACTGCATACCGAGCACTGGAGCCGGTAACGTGTAAACCACGCCACTAGCGCTGTCCAGCAGGCACAGAGCGCCTGATTCACCCGCTTTCAAAGTACGAGTAGCGCCAACGCTGGCGATAACTTCACGGTGCGCACCGGGTATAACGCAGCCTTGGGCGGTATTGAACCCGACCAAATCAGGTGTAGAGGAAATAGTCATAATTTAGTCTCCGATTAGTTAGCTGCGCCGATACCACGACAAGCCCATTCAGGCCGCAATGCCGCGAACCCGTACAGCATGTCGATACGTAGCACGCGTCTGTTGTTGGTAATGTCACTGGCACGCCACACGCGCAGGCTCATTCCCTCGCGGGTTTCCACTACGCACTTATCAGCATCGTCCATCACTTCCAACGGCGCATTAACGAACTGGAATGCGTCACGATGATACATGATCGGCTGAACGTAGCTTGTAGACGCCGCGCCAACGAAAACGATATCAGCGTTATCAGCCGGGGCGCCCGAGCAATTCTGACGGGGATCGGTTGGATCGTAAATGATAGCCGGCGAGAACGTGATGCTCGTCGTTGTCGCAGCGGTCACCACGAATTGCTTCAGGTGGCTGTAAGGTACCTTGGTTTCAGGATGAACAGCGAATACGCCTACTTCACCCGCGCCTGAGCCGATGGTAAACACGCTACCGACTGCTGGCGCGGCTGAGAACCCGTCAACAGTCAGCGTAGTGATGCCGCTTGTCAACGTGCCGCCGTTAATCTCGCCTGCTACGTCAGCGCCATTAGTGAGTGTCCATATTCTTTCATTTTCATGAAAATCTGCCATAGCTGTACGAACTACAGTACCTTCGGTATATTGCTTGCTGATAGCCGCAGCAGGATTGAAGTACGTTGGCACACCGGCCACAAGACCCGCCATCGTTACAGAGTCAATTTGCACGTGCCTGTTATCCTTGGGCGCGGCTTGTTGGTTCAGCTTAGCACGCATCAAGTTAGGCGTTGTCAGGCTGTTGATAGCCGAACCCGCAGTACCGGCGATGCGTGGTGTTGCTTTGGTGTAAAAAGCCAGTGCTTCACTCTCGACAACGGACAGCAGCTTACTGATCGCTGGCCTAATGTAGCGTTTTGTGAAAGCGGCTACTTGCTGCGGGCTATCGGTCTTCAGCAACGAATCGACGTAGTTGAATTCCATGTCAACACCTTTGAGCGTTGACATCGTTACAGTGTCAGTGGCTTCCGTGATAGGACTGATCTGCATTGCGTTACCGGTACGAACCAAGAACTCATTCGGCTTACGCACGCGCAAAGTATCGCCTATCTTAGCACCGTTCTGACCGAAAGATTCGTCGTATTGACGGTCTACTGTCTGAAGCAGTTCGCACTGTTCATGCAGCTCTGACAACGCTTCTCGCGCCACCATGTCTATAAACTTATATGTATTTGCCATTTATGCAAAACTCCTGTATTAAACGAAATTATCTGCCGCCTTGCCGTCTCCACTTTTGATACTCAGTGAAACTCATCTTGCTAGGGTCAACTTTCGCTGAGCCTTTGCCTGACTTAAGTACGGTCACCGGTTTTGTGACCTGTGGTCTGGGTTTGGCGGCCTGTTTCTTCATCATTTGGTCGCCGATGTAGGCCAGGTGCAGTAGTTTGTATAGCTGTGGGTTAGCCTTTGAAGCTTTCACTTCGTCAATACCAAACCCGAACTTATCTACAGCGAACTGCTGCAAACTTACCTCTAACTGTGGCGACCACTCTTTAATTTCGCGCTTCAATACCGTTTCGCTGGCCTCTAATTGCTGAGCAAGTTCCTGCTGCTGTTGGAGGTGCATCTGCTGTTGTTTCTGCGCTACTTGCTGCGACAACTGATTGCGCTGCCCTTCCAATATCGAGCGCTGTGCAAACAGTTTTTGCCACAATACTGGGTCATCGTCACTGAGTCGGTTCCAATCAACGTGATTAAACTCAGCTAAACGTTCATCCAGCGCCGCGACTCTGGCCGATTCCTGCCAGTGTTCTTGCTGAAACTTGGCTTGCGCCTCGAAAGCTTTACGCTGTTCGGCCAAAGCCATAGTTTTTTGCGTGTAGTCTTTCTGTATTTCTCGTACACCGTGCGCCGCGTCTTTCGGCAAACGGTATTTCGAGCCGCGAAAGTCTACTTCTTCGCTGTCATCGTCTTCGCTGTCATCGTCTTCCTGATCAGCGTCAGAATCTTCTGACTCAACGTCAGAATCTTCTTGTTCTATCTCGGGGTCTTCCGACAGTTCTTCTTCCATTTGTTCAGGTGCTTCCGAGATCGAGTCATCAATCTCTACCGGCTGGCCTTCGTCAAATTCACTCATTGCATTACCTCTGGTTGTACCATTACTGGCGGGACTTGATCAGCGCCCGGTGTTATATCCGGGGTCTGTAATAGCTGCTGCAATGTCTGTATTACTAGCTGCTGCACCTGTTCCGGTTGCATGCCGACTTGCGCGACTTTAAAGCGGTTTGTTTCCGCGTTGTATGCATCGATCTTCACTTTTTCCAGGTCGATCTGCTTATCGTATTGCAGTTTTTGGATTTCCTGCTGCATCTGTTGCGTGATCTGTTGCGCCTGTGCTTGTGTCTGCTGAAGCGCTTGTTGCAACTGCTGAATCTGTGGGTTTTCGCCCGCTAGCTGCGGAGGCAAAAGCGCTTTCGCCCTATCCGCTATTTCATCCGCGCCCGGCCAGTCAAGGTTTTTTGCCAACAAATCCATTGAAATCTGACTGAATGCCGGGTTAACACGCATTAGTTCCACCATCTGGTTCGCTGCTTCTTGCCGCTTAGTAGTGAACCCCGGCCCGACCTCAACAGTAACGTCGTATTTGCCTATAGTCAGGTCGTAAACGCCTTCCAAATTAGGTTGCTCACCCTCTTGCGCCAATTTAACGTTCTGAGATTCTTTACGGTCCTCACCTAGCACGCGTATTATTCTGCCCGGCGTGTAGACGTGCGGTATCAGGTCTAGAATAATTTCCCCAGTTCTTCTCAGCGAACGAGATAAATTATCGATGAAATGGAATGTGCCTGTGTCAGACTCGCGCTGCCGTGCGATGATCGCTTTACCGGAAACCGCGTTATCCTCTTGTCCGATAGACGCGCCAAACATGCCCATTGTCGATTCCATGTCATTAGACGCGCTCATCGACTCTTGTAGAATGCCCGCTGGCACGCCTGCGAACGGCTGACGTTGAGGAGGTGCGGTTCCCCGTTTATGTTGCAGATACGCATAACTTTTAGCGTTAGCCGAAGCCCATTTATCAGGCTCCACATCGAAAGCGCCTTCTTCCCCGATGAACGGGGCTTTAGGCGCCAGCGCTACCAGTTCAGTGCTTGCGGTTCGCCAGTAGTTGTACATGCGCTGCGAATCTTTAGAATCGCGGACCAGTGACTTGAAGTATCGTCTGCCCTCGACGATGACTTCTTCACCATACACAGGGATTATCGGGATTTGTTTCCCCGGCCATTCGTTACGCTCGAGGACTTCAGACCCAGAGATAATGTACTGCGTTACCTTGCTCGACTTTGTTTCACGTGATTGTGTTTTGGTTACGCCTAGCGCAGCGTAAAATTCTGCTTGTTCTTCATAGACAGTTTCATCGACTACCGAACCATCGGACAGCATGCATATTTGGCGCGGTACACTTTCTTTTTCCCAGTACTCGGCTATCCACACGCCATCGTCGTTTTCCCACTCAAAGCCTACCGCGCCGCCTTCGATATCAAAATCGTCGGCCTTTGCATCGGGGTAACGCTCACAAAATTCCTCTTTCGTTATCCTGTCAGTTACATAACAGCATCCCCAGTCTGAGCCGTCAGCACTTGTGGATTCTGGGTCGCCGTATACTGTAAACTGGTTCGGAATTCTCTCGATACTGATATCCTGGTCAAACGTGTCATCGTCTGTGTAGTCAATGTTTACACGTAGGAAACCGAATCCGCTTGAAGCGGTTTGTTGGATCGCAGTGTCGTAGGCGATGTCCGCTTTACTAACAGTTTCGATATTGCGGATTAGACCGTTTATAACCTCAGCCGTCTGAGGGTCGGCGTTATCGTCGACCGGCCTTACTCTGATTGTGGGTTTGTTCTGCCGCGCGTCGTTTACGACTTGCCGTATGTACGCAGGGAATTTATTGATAGTGAGGCATGGCCTGCCTTCTTTCTCGCGGTCATGTTTCGCTTTATCCGGCCATTGCTCACCTAATAGCCCGAATTTGACATCATCAAGGGCTATGTCGCGGTTGTCTTTCTCTTTCTCGACACACAAAAGGAATTTTTCACGGGCATCCTCGATGATGTCCGCGTCATTGTCTTTTTCTGTGTCGTTTTCGTATTCCAAAACCGGCGCCTCCGAGGCGTTAGGTATTAGACTGCCTTATACCGGGTTATTTATATGTTGTCAACTCATCCATGATAATGAACGTTGAGGCCGTTGCATTGGCCGCACTTTATCGAACAGGTCCTCGACCGCTATGCACATCAGCCCGAACGCATCGGCGCCGTGGCTAGACCAGTCATGTTCCGGCCCGAGGCCGATGTTCCGCGCTTCGTCTTTCTTCTCGTGATACCAACCTAGCGCCTCTAACCCAGGCTCGGTAGTTTCTGAATTGAACCAGCAGGCCGGTAGCCAACGACGCACGGCCTCGATACGTTGCATCGCCGCCCCTTTACCCTGGTTTGGAACTACGAAGGTTTCGTAGCCGGCTTTTCTAAAAGCTGATTCGTAGCTGACCGCGAACACCTTGTCCTGTGTTGCGCCGTCATGCGGCAACCAGATATGCGATGTCCCCGGCGTATAACCATGCGATCTCATCCACTCGAGATGTGCTTGGATCGGTTGCCCCTGAACCTCATAGTAATCCAATACTCGTATTTCACGGCCAACGGTTTGAGCTACCCAAAACACGAACGCGTCAGCTTTGGCGCCCGTACCGCCTATATCAGCAAACAGTCGTATAGGTAGTAGCGGATCCGCCGCGACACGTGAGACACGGCCCGATTTACGTGCTCTCGCTAATTCGGCCGCAAAGTAGGCGCCCTCGTTAACAGTCACGTACCCGCCTTCCCAAATATGATCGTATTGCGTTGGGTTATCACGTAGGCAATCTAGCCGCTCTTGATTCAGTACGTCAGGGAAAAATGGATTGTCTGACCAGTTCGCTCGCACAACGACCGCGCCGGTTGGTAGCACCGCGGAGCGCAGCATCTGATCAACGGGATCCTCTTTACGCCTCGGGTTCCATGAGAACCACAGTTCGGACTCGGGTGAACGGATCGTTGGCCGCAGTAAACTCAGTGATCTAGTAGATAGCGTCTGCGCCTCTTCTACCCAGGCACGGCCAAACCCTTCTAGAGATTTTATAGACTCAGCGTTATGGTCTTGCATGCCCTGAAACGTTATCACGCCGTCGCCGGGCGTTTGGATGACCTCGTTGAACACTTTGAAGCCGTCACGCTCACCTAGATTGAATTCTTGCAGCTTGTCTTCAATCAATCGCTTGCTTGACTCTTTCAGCGTTTTCTGAACCTCACGAATGCAAACGGCCCGCAATCCGCGAGCCATCATACAATCCTCTATCAGTTTTTCGGCGAAAAAGTGCGATTTGCCGGAGCCGCGCCCGCCGTGTGCACCTTTATACCGAGACGGTTGCAGCAAAGGCTTGAATGCCCGTGCCGTTTTGAAATTAATCGTTGCCAAGCGGGTCGATTATCTCTCTGACGATTTTGTGCTCTACGGGACCGCCGCCAGCGCCAGTAACCTCTTGCGTCACTTTATCGCCGTACTTTATTGGCCTGAGTTTTGCGGCTATCCATTTGCGCGCGTCTACCCTGAGCCGCGAGCGCGCGATACAGTCTGTGTCAACGCGTTTATTCCCGTTCTCATCGATATATGTGTCATTCTCTCCGTTGTCAGCGATATTTAGGATATCGTCAACCAATGCATCCGCTTGACTTTCGCGGGATTTCTCATAACGGTCACTAAAATCTTTCCGGTTTTGTAGCCAGCGGAACACCATAGCTTTCGCCGGCATATGCTCCGCTTGACAGATGGCCCGCAGGCTTTCGCCATTAGCTATACGCTCGCAAATCTCGTCAGCGATCTCTTCGGTGTAGCCTGTTGGCCTTCCTTTTTTCCTTTTTATCAATTGCACACCGTAACGCTTGCCGTTGTCACGCACACTACGGACCGCGAACCGATGCTATAGCCGCTAGGACTGACCGTAGGCACGTCGTATTGTGTTACGCCACTGCCTAGGCTATACGAACCGTAAACCGGAACAACGGGAACAGCTGGCACCGGTAAAGAGCCGTAGACCGCCGCCCCTGTTGTGTAGGTAGGAGGTTGGTACCCGTAGTTGTAATCATAACCAGCAGCGTATTTACTCATAACCACTAAACAGATCAATGTAAATAATTTTCCCATGATTTTCTCCTCATTTCGATAGAATGTCAACAGCTTGTTCTGATTTTACCTGGAATTTCTTTATCTCATCCAGATCCGCAACCATGCGCTTACACAGCGAGCACACATGCACATCCACACCTATATCACGATCAAGTGTTGCGCACTCTCCGCAATCCCCGCACACTTCGATATAGCTCATAGCACCCTCATCACTGTTAAAAGCCGCTTATCCTGATCATACCACGTGCGCAGTTTAATCCCGTTCCGTTTACCGTAGACACTAGCCGCGATTTGGGCGCGCTGTATCTGCCTACGACCTGCCAGTGGGAAACGTTTACTCGCGCCCAGTGCGATCTCCCTAAAATTGTAATCGTTGTATCCCAAAATACCCCCTTTAATTTTGTATGAGATTCCAGCTTACTCCTGTTATTTTCATATGTCAAATTTTTATATGTTTATCAAAAATGTTTATTTTTAGTATTAACTCCCTCTATTACTCGTGTGGTGATATTCGCTTTAGTGGCGTTCTTCGCTATTTGAAAATCCGTGAAATGCCGGTACGAACTTTACCAGTCGTATATAAGTACTTGATATATATATATATTTATATATAAAGAGTAATAGAGAGAGATATAACATATTGAATTTTATACGGTTTTGTTAAACACTCGAATTTAACCAGCGAGGATGATAGAGGAGGGCGCCGAAACCCGCATGGACAGGCGTAGAGCACCAAGATGCTGAAGAATCCGGGTAATATACGGTAATAACGCCCGAAAAACCGGAATTAAACATTTCTGTTATACATTACATTTATACTTATTTGGTGTTTGTTGTGTGGTATTACGCGTGCGTGATCGTTATTGTTTGACTTTTTAGAATACGCGTGAGATACTCTTTTATGTTTTTACAAAATTAAACATTAAAGAGGTTAAAAAATGAAATGTATAATAGAAATCTCACTCGATTTGGCGACAAAACTAGAATCTCACGGGTCAGACCCGATAAAAATACTGGAGAATAGCGTTCCGGCGGCGCCCCGTAAGCGTGAAACGTCCACTAGTAAAAACGCGGTGTCTGTACTGTCGTCGCTGTTGTCCAAGGGGCCTGTGCTGTCGCAGATAGTCATGGAACGCGCAGTTAAAGCAGGTGTGTCGCGGCGCGCGCTGGCGCACGCGAAGAAAGATCTAAAGGTGGTCGTAGTAAAAAACGGATTCCGGGGGCGCTGGTCGTGGTCTATGCCGGATAGTGAAGTACGCGCTAGTTATAATTCTAAAAAACGTGCGGCGTCTATTATGCTGGAGTTGTACGACGGTGTTGACTCCGTAGACATGAAAGATGTGTACCACAACCTGGCGGGCCACGGGATCGCAGCGGATGTTGTAGACGCCGCCGTAGAGTTCCTAAACTGGAGTACCAGAGCTGAGGGTGGAACTATTTACCTGCAAACGCATAATTTATGTTGACAACGTATGTAACGTATGTATAATTACTTTACATTCAACACAACAAGGGGACAAGAAATGCGAGTAAGCCCAAAAACCATCCAAGCATTAACGCTGTTTGTAGCTGACAAAAAAGAGTTACGTAGCTATCTGAGAAGCATCAATTTTGAGTTGCAACTGGAAAGAACAATTCTGACTGCCACAAACGGCGTCGCCCTATTGACGATATGTATCAACGAACCAAACGACAAAGAGGACACATTTAAAATCATGCCATGTTCGTTTATGAAATCGGAAATTGATTACGATGTTACTCGCGCAGAAGACGGGAAGGTATACATTGCGAACGGGTTAGCAAAAACCGAAGTGCCGCAAGATGGGCTAAAATACCCGGATTTTAGAAGGGTAATCCCAACCAAACAAGAAGAAAACCCGGTTCATAAAAGCTATGACCCAGAGTTGCTGATGTTATTCAAAAAAGCATCCAAACTTTTGTGCGGCACAAAATACCCAGTTGTTCACCCGAACGATATGGTTGACATCGGCCTGAGCAACGTGGTCGGGGTGCAAGCGCCGCTCAGGGTTGGGAATATAAAAAACGAGGACGTGCCGATAATCGATGTCGCTCCAGCATGGTTAGCCGTAGGGGAGAAAAAATAATGACAGTAAAAATACTCAACAGATCAGGCGAATTACTCGTTGAATATGATGTTGAAAATATTCGCGATGCCGACCTGACAGGTGCCGACCTGACGTGTGCCGACCTGAGGGGTGACGACCTGACGGGTGCCACCCTGGCGGGTGCCGCCCTGAGGAATGCCGACCTGACGCGTGCCACCCTGGCGGGTGCCGCCCTGAGGGGTGTCGACCTGACAGGTGCCGACCTGACAGGTGCCGACCTGAGGGGTGTCGACCTGACAGGTGCCGACGTGACG